AATGTAAGGCGCAAAGTCATAGAAAAAAACTATGATTGGGGTCTTTATGTGTATAAAAAATCTAATGGCAAGTGGTTTACAGATGGCCAGGGTAGCGTATTAAACGTTCCAGCCATGCGTGGAGACATATCAAAGATATCAGAACTTAAGAAGGCGGCCATGTATTATGGCGATGAGGGTGACGGAGAATGCATATTTGTCCCTGGACTTAACAGGGTATCAGAAGAGCAGTATTCAGAAATGAAAGATAGAATGGCGCAAGGACTTATTCCAAATGTTAATGACCTTGGTGCTGTTTATGATGCACAGCAAACTTTAAAGAAACACGGAAGAGACGCATACGACAATGAATGAGAATTTTGATTACATATCAGCCAGTTTAAATACTCAAATTAAAGATCCAACTCCTTTTGCAAATATGGATCCTTTTACTAAATCTTGGGATGAACTTAAAGGCTTGAATGGTATTGACAATAACTTTAGACGCAGAACAAGTAGAAGCATTACAAAGGTTGCATCAGAAAGTCCAGCATATCTTGACTCTGCTAGTGCGACACCCTCTGGCGATGACTCAAAATCAAAACAAATAAATCCTGGCACGGTATACAGAAACGGCTATGGATTATTTGATGTAATTACCCCGCCATACAACATGTATGAGTTGGCAAACTTCTATGATACAAACTTTGCTAATCATGCTGCTATCGATGCAAAGGTAGAAAATGTTGTAGGTCTTGGATACCGATTTGATATTACAGATCGCACAATGCTCAGTTTTGAAATGAGCGATGATGATGGTAGAGTAGAAAGAGCAAGAAACAGAATTGAACGAGCAAAGATTATGCTTCGTGATTGGCTAGAAGATCTTAATGACGATGATTCTTTTACAACTACAATGGAAAAGGTTTATACGGACTTACAGTCTACTGGAAATGGATTTCTTGAAGTTGGTCGTAAAGTAAATGGAGAGATTGGCTATCTTGGTCACATTCCTGCTACGACTATCCGTGTTCGTCGTTTAAAAGATGGTTTCGTACAGATTATTGGAAGTAAGATGGTTTACTTTAGAAACTTTGGTGCTAGAAATGCCAACCCGATTACATCTGACGGAAGACCAAACGAGATTATTCATCTAAAACAATATTCTCCACTAAATACATTCTATGGTATTCCTGACATCCTTTCAGCAATGCCTTCGCTAATTGGAGACCAGTTGGCATCTCAATACAACATTGATTACTTTGAAAATAAGGCTGTTCCACGATATGTTATTACAGTAAAGGGCGCTAAGTTATCTGCTGATGCAGAAGACAAGATGTTTAGATTTCTTCAAACAGGACTTAAGTCTCAGTCTCACAGAACTCTATACATTCCTCTTCCTGGAGATACAGACAACAACAAGGTTGAGTTTAAAATGGAGCCAATTGAAAACGGTATTCAAGAAGGTTCATTTAAAGAATATCGTAAACAAAATCGTGATGACATTTTGATTGCTCATCAGGTTCCAATTTCTAAACTTGGTGGGTCTGATTCTTCTGGTATTGCTGCTGCTATTTCTCAAGACCGCACTTTTAAAGAGCAGGTCTCTAGACCAGCACAAAGATATCTAGAGAAGATGGTAAATAAGATTGTTAAAGAAAAGACTGATATTTTAGAGTTAAAATTCAACGAGTTAACTCTTACAGACGAAATAGCACAGTCTCAAATTCTTGAGCGGTATGTAAAAACTCAAGTAATGACTCCAAACGAGGCTCGTGAGAAGTTAGATCTTCCACAGCGTTCAGATGGGGATGTTCCATTTGTTATGAGTCCAAGACAGGCTACTGACGCTAGAGCAGATTTGGCAGGGAATCGACAAAGAGATACAGAAAGAACAAATAATAACTCTGACTCCCCATCCACAATCGCTGGCCGTAATCCACAGGGTGAGGGCCGTTCATCCACATAATATCCACATAGTGATATAAACTAGTGATATAATTGGGAAACAATGATTATGAACAAAGCACAATGGACTACAAGTGGCGATAGCGTTCGTTTTTCAATGCCTATTGGCAAAATTGATCAAGAACGTCGTATCGTTTCAGGTTTTGCAACATTAGATAATATTGACAAGCAAAACGATATCGTAACTACTGAAGCAAGTATAACTGCTTTTAAGAAGTTCCGTGGCAATCTTCGTGAAATGCATCAACCAAGTGCTGTTGGCAAAGTTGTTTCTTTTAAAGAGGATCGTTATTTTGATCCAGAAACAAAAAAGTTTTACAGCGGAGTTTATGTTTCGGCATACGTCTCCAAAGGCGCACAAGACACTTGGGAAAAGGTTCTTGATGGAACACTGACTGGTTTTTCAATTGGTGGAAACATTACTAAATCTGATGATGAGTTTAACAAAGAACTTGATAAGCCTGTGCGTATAATTAAAGAGTATCAACTGCATGAGTTATCTCTTGTAGACAACCCTGCTAATGAATTTGCTAATGTCCTCTCAATTGAAAAGGGAGAACTTAGCGGGTACTTAGCAAAAACAGAAATTGAAAATGTTTTCTGGGATCAAGATAGTGATATTGTTTTAATATCTTCTTCTGAAACAGAAATAAGCCCAAACTCTGGAAAGCCAATGAAGAACATTGGTTTTGTAGAGAAATCAGATTCTGATAATGCAGAAAAAATAAAGTTCTTAGTTGATAGTGCAAAAGGCATTAGAACAATTAAGATGACAAAGGAGGATAATCCTATGACAGAAGAAACACAAGTTGTTGCAGAGGCACCAGCCGATGCAGCACCAGTCGTTGAAAATGTTGAGGTTGCTCCAGAGGCTACAGCAGAAGTCGTAGTAGAACCAGAAGTAGTTGCTCCAGAAGCACCTGCTGATGCTGAAATTGCTAAGACCGATGAAGTTGCTCCTTCAACAGAAGAAGTTGTAGAGAAGAAAGAAGATGTTGTTACAGATATCGCCAAAGATGTAACAGATATTAAAGATTCTCTAACTAATGCCTTGAGCAGTCTAGCAGAAACCGTTAAGTCACTTCAGGTTAACGTTGATGCAATAACAAAGTCCCTTGAAACAGTTACAGGCGAAGTAAAGTCTGTAGCAGGTGAGGTCAAAGAAGTAAAGGGTTCTTTTGATGAGTTTGGAAAGCGAGTAGATCTTGTAGAAAAAGATACTGCTTTCCGCAAGTCTGGCGATCTAGGCGAGATCGTACAGGAGTTCCCAGAAATGAGAACTCAAAAATCCCTATGGGGCGGACGTTTCCTCACAAATGCCGACCTATTCAACAACTAAAAAACCAAATGGAGGTGAACAATATGTCGGAACAAGAAAAACTAGTAAAAGCCGCTGAAGCGGGCGCATTCGTGTCAGGTGGAATTGGCAGTGCTACTGCTACAGATCCAAATGGCAACGTGTCCCCTGCTGCATCTTTAGGTGCAGTTTCAGGCGGAACATTCGGTGTTACAACTGGACAAAACGCAGTAAATCCAACAGGTACATCTGGTGGTATTCTAGCACCTGAACAAGCAAGACGCTTTATCGACTACGTGTGGGATGCAACAGTTCTCGCCAAAGATGGTCGTAGAGTTACAATGCGAGCAAACACTATGGAGATTGAAAAAGTCAACGTAGGAGAGCGTGTTATTCGTGCTGCTGCACAAGCAGATGACGCATATACAAACGCAGGCGCAACATTTACAAAGGTAGAACTAACAACCAAAAAGATTCGTCTTGATTGGGAAGTTTCTACTGAGTCTCTAGAGGACAATATTGAAGGAGCCGCTCTTGAAGATCGTCTCGTTCGCTTGATGACCAATGCATTCGCAAATGACATTGAAGATCTAGCGATTAACGGTGATGGTGCAACAGGATCATTCCTTTCAATCATGCCTGGCTTTATTAAGCAAACTCGTGGTACAGTAGGTAACGATGCTCACGAAGCAGCGATTACTGTAACAAGTGATAACTGGACTACTTCGGTAATGCAGTCTATCATTCTTGCACTACCACGCAAGTATCGCTCACTTAAGAGCAATCTTAAGTTCTATGCTGGTACAGATGCATTCCAAGGAATCATTAAGAATAATGGTACCCTTGCTGATGCAATTGCACAAGCATTCTCAACTAAAGACGGTCTGCTTCGCACAGAAGCAAACAGTCAAGCATATCTTGATGGTGGCTCTCAGACATTCGGTGGTGCTCGCACTACCCGTGTTCTCGGAGTTGACGTCATGGAGGTCCCTTACTATCCAGATGGATATGTCGATTTGACATTCCCTGAGAATCGTGTATGGGGTTTCCAGCGTGATATCACGGTCAACCGTGAATACAAGCCAAAGAAAGATACAATCGAGTACACAGTATTCGTACGCTTTGGTCTCGCTTGGGAAGAGTTGGATGCAGTTGCTTATGGCGACGCAGACAGCGCAGATTCCTAAAATCTGACCAACAAAATTAGAAGAGAGCGGCCTAGAAACCGCTCTCTTTTAGTATTTCTGGTATAATGACAGTGGAGGATTAAATGTTATCTATTGAAGAATTAAAAACAAAAAGTGTTTTTGAAATTAAATCTTATGCTAAAAAAAATAACATTGACCTAAAAGATGCTGTTAAAAAAGTAGAGATGTTAAATATTTTGCAGGGTATAGAGCCAGAAAAACCAAAAGAAACAACAGTAGAAAAAGTTGCCCTATATTCAGATCATAATAAGCACACTACTGATAAGCAATTAGGATCTCTCAAAGTTGGTTATAATATAGTTACTAAGGAGGCAGCCGATTGGTGGCTTACTCGTAAAGGTGTTCGTGAAGCAACCCCTAACGAGATAGCAAGACACTACGGCATAGAATAATGGAAATATTACGTATTCCGCCATACCCGATTGATATTCAATACACTGTGCCAACAGCAAGCACATCGTATTTTTTAGTCATTGAAAGTAACGATAGAAACGAAGAATTGCTAAGTGTTGCTGTAACATCAAGTGCATCTTCAGTTGTTACTCGTACCCTTTCAGACACCTTCTCAAAATATGATGAGCATTATGCTGTAACAATATATGAAAAGAACGGAACTGCTCGTGGAGATGTTGTGGTTGAGGATAATCTTGAGATTGTTAGACCATACGTAGATCCAAACTCTCTTGGAACAACTGCAACAGAGATAGCAGAGTATACAGAACATGAAAGTTTAGCAAGAAATATAATTGATTCATATGTTCCAGATGGATTTTACTTTACTACAGAATGGCTGCAAATAGTTGGTCAGGGAACTGACTACATGCCTATTTGGACCAGAGGCTATAAAATTTTAAAAGTATATCGTAACTCAGAGTTGGTTTACGATGTTGATGACGCAGACGGTCCAGCATTAGATTCGTATGATTACAGCATTACAAAAGATAAAACTGGAATTATTAAAGATCCTGTTGCGGGAGTAGATAATTGGAACAGATATGAGCGTAAGCCTGCAAGAATGCCAATCGCTGCATCAGACTCCATTTCTTTTTTTGATACAGGAGATAGCGGAAACATTCAGACGTTTAGTGGTGGAGTTAGTTTCCCAGAGGGCGAAGATTATATGTTTTATATTGAGTCAGGGTATAAAGTAGTTCCTAATGATATTAAAGATGCAACAACCATGCTTATAGATGACATTAAATGTGGAAGACTTGATTACTATAAGAGATATGTAAAAAATTATAAAACTGATCAATTTAATGTTCAATACAACAGTTTAATGATGGAAGGAACTGGAAACCTTCTTGTTGATAAAATTTTAAACAAGTATGTAAACCTTATAACTCGTCCTGGAGTATTATGATGGCAATCTGTGAAGATACAGATTTTATGTTTCCGATGAAGGCAGACGTTTATTACCCTATAATAACTCAGGGAGATTATGGTCAGCCTAAAAAAGATTGGGTTTTTGATAAGACTATATCTTGTAATGCTACACCAATTGGCGGAGCGGGATCAGAAAATATCAAGCCAGAAACATTTTTACAGTATGAAAACAAGTTAGTTGCAAGAACAAAGAGTGATCCAAGAATATCTTCTCAGCAGCAAGGAAATGCTATAACTAACATTTTAGTAACAAACATAAGGCATTCTAATGATGAACTTGTCTATAGAGAAACTGCTGGAGTCCGTGCTGGAAGGGCAACAATATTTGAGGTAGGAACTGTTGAGCCATTTTCTGGTCCATTTAACAAGGTTGAATATTACAAGATGCTTTGGCGCAGAGCCGAAAATCAGACCGTGGGTGACTAGTGAGAGTCGTAACAAACGTTAAAAGTTTTAGAAAAACAATGAACAATATCATAGATTACTCATATGGATTTCTTGATGGAGTTCAAGACGGCAAACCAATATTCTTGCAAAAACTTGGCAGAGAGGTTGTTGCAGCCCTTGGTCAATACATAGACATTAATGCCAAGTCAAATCCAAAAGCTTTGCATCACGTTTATGAATGGTATCGAACTGGCAGTCCAAGATCAAGACTTTATGACATTGACTTTATTGTAAACAAAAATGGACTTTCTGTATTCTCTAATTTTAAACAATCAACCAGTATGTCTGGAGATTCAACAACTCCATTTTTTAACAAAGCAAAAATTATGGAAAATGGCACTCCTGTTTTGATTAGACCAAAGAAGGCATCTGCTCTTGTTTTCAACTCTGGAGGCGAGACTGTCTTTACTAAAAATCCAGTTACTGTAACAAACCCTGGAGGAAATGACGTTCAAGGAGCATATGAGCAAGTTTTTGATGAATTTATGCTGAAGTATTTTAGGCAGTCTTTCATTCGTGCATCTGGTCTGTACGACTACATTAAAAGACCAACGGTATTTAAAAAGAACATTCGTGCTGGATCCAAGGTCGGTAGGGCAAAAGGAAAAAGCACGGGATTTGCTTGGATAGCAAATGCAAGAATTGGGGTAGAATAGTACAATGACTAATAATATTAAAACAACAGGATTTGCTCCAACATACATAAACAACTATGTAAATAAGCAACTATCTGATTTTGGTTTGATATCTTCTGGGCCTACCTTGCCAAACCAGGCTGGGTTTAATCCTATGGTGCCAGCACAATATCCAACAAATATAGAAGATTTATATAATGACACAATTCAAATACAGCAGGTAGACTCTCCTATTCTAATAGTATATGATCGCATGATGAGGTTTAGGCCTTCATCTTTTTACCGTCGTAAAAGAGAGCAGTTAATATATTTTGTTTATTCTTCAGATATTGAAAAACTTATAAATACAATAAGAGTAATTAGTGATGCCTTGGATAGAGAAGACTCTGCTGCTCAAGATATAAATGCCTATACAGCATCACAGGCAACTACATCAAATTCAGCAAATATATTTTTTCATAATGTAAGGGTCTATCAGGCTGACGAGAGCAGGGACGTGGCCGAATTGGCCTCTGCCAGAACCCTATTTGTAAACAAGATTATAGTGGAATATGACTACCATACAAACGACACTATAACCATTTCGGGCACTTCTTATACTAATATCTATACCTAAAAGGCTGTTATAATTGGTATTGAGGAAACACGCCCACCTATTTAACAAAGAAAAAAGAGGTGAACAATATGCCAGCATATAGCCGTGGTACGTCTAACAACATTATCGTTGGAGCAGCCGCGTTTTTTCTATGTGATACGACAGTAACAGCCGCACAGGCTTTTACTTCAGCCGCATCTCCAGCATTTGTAAGCACAGAGTCATACAAATCCACTCTGTCTGCAGATCCTGATTGGAACAACGTTGGTTACACAATGAACGGTCTTGAAATGCAATTCCAACCTGACTTCGGTGAGGTTGCAGTTGATCAAATTCTTGATGTTGCAAAACTTTACAAACAAGGTATGCAGGTAAATGTTGCTACAGCATTCGCTGAAGCAACTCTTGAGAATCTACTTTATGCCCTTGCATTTAATGAGTCAGAACTCACTGGTACAAAAACAACTTCTTCAGGTCGTCGTCTGAATCTTTCAGCAGGCGAACTCGGAGAGTGCCCAGTTGAGCGAGCAATTGCAGCCGTCGGTCCAGGTACTGGCGATTGCGATGACTCAGGTAACGTAGAACGTGTCTATCTCGGATATCGTGCGCTTTCAATTGAAAACGTAACGGTTTCTGCGAAGCGTGATGAACCTTCAATGTTTGAAGTTTCATTCCGTCTACTTCCAGAAGACTCATCTGGTGCATACGGTAAGATCGTAGATCGCACTCATACCGCATCATAATCTTAAAATAAGATTAATAACAGCCCACTCCCTAATGGGGGTGGGTTTGTTGTTTATGGTAAAATAGATAAAATGGCTACAGAGATATATAAAATAGAAAAAATACAATTAGTTGATGGAACAGAAATAGAACTGATTCCATTAAAAATAAAATATCTAAGAGAATTTATGTCGGTATTTAATGCAATCCGTGTAACTAAAAATGATCAAGAAGCAATCCTTGTGTTATCAGAATGTGCAAGAATATGCATGAAACAGTACTATCCAGAAATATCAAAAACAATAGGAATGTTAGAAGATAACCTAGATCTTCCAACGGTATATAAAGTATTAAATGTAGCGGCTGGTATTAAGATAGATAAAAAATCAGAAGAACCTGTAAAGGATCAAGCAACAGAAAGTGGTTCTACTTGGGATTCTTTAGACTTAGCCAAACTAGAATCTGAGGCATTTTTGCTCGGTATATGGAAAGATTATCAAGAACTAGAAGAGTCTTTATCAATGCCAGAACTTATGGCTACCCTCTCCAGCAAGAGAGAACTAGACTATGAAGAAAAGAAATTTTTAGCAGCAATTCAGGGTGTTGATTTAGATTCTCAAAGCGGAAGTTCAAGAGGCCAAAAAGAATGGGAAGACATGAAGGCGAGGGTATTTAGTAAAGGCAAAACCTCAGATAGTAATGATATCCTAGCACTACAAGGTCCTGCAGCCCAGAAGGCAGGGTTTGGCATTGGAATGGGCATAGACTATGAAGATATGCGTGATCCATCAATAGTTAATTAATAAAGTATTTTTAAAAATAGGCCTTTCATGCTATAATTACATTAGCCTATATAGGAGGAAAAATGGCAACAACTACGTATGAGAGTCAAGAACTTGTACTTATGGATGGAACTACAATAGCAGTGAGACCTTTAAAAATCTCTTTGCTTCGTCCCTTCATGAGCAAGTTTGAAAAAGTGGCAGAGGTGGCAGAAGATAACGAGAAGTCTATGACTCTCCTTATTGAATGTGTAAAAATTGCTATGCAGCAATATAAGCCAGAACTGGCTGATGTTCAGAAACTAGAGGAAGTTTTAGACCTTCCAACAGTTTACAAAATCATTGAGGCTGCTTCAGGAGTTAAACTTCAAGATGCAAACGCTCTGCTAAACACAGTGCTTGCAAATAACTAAAAAGTAAGAGGTGTTATAAGTGGCTGATGTAAATGCTAATATTGGCATACATGTAGACACTTCTTCATCTTTAGCACAAATAAAGGCGCTACAGCGTCAACTAGCATCACTCTACACAAGTATCAATAGAGGTAGCGCTGCTGCGGCAGTAGCCCAAAAGGGCCTTGCTACAAACTTAATGAACAGCATAAATGCTGGCGGTAAGTTTTATGCTCAGATGGGCTCAGTTCGCACAAGTACGGAATCCTTTACTCACGCACTAGAGAAAAATAAACTCACTATGCGTGAGTATTTCCGTTTTGCTGGCGGATCTACAAGAACATTTGGAAGACTATTTAAATCAGAATTTAACACGATTGGCAGGGTAGCCGAAGAGCGTGTCAAGAAGATGCAGACCCAGTATGTTAAGTTGGGTCGTGATGCATCTGGAGCAATGAAGGCAATGTCCATAACTCCTACATCTTTAAATATGAAAGATTATGGAACCAGGGTAGCAGTAGCAGCACAAAAACAAGCAATATTAAATCAACTACTTAGACAAGGCTCTACCAACATATTGAACTTTGGTAAGAATATGCAGTGGTCTGGTCGTCAGTTGATGGTTGGTTTTACAGTGCCTCTTGCATACTTTGGTGCTCTTGCTGGTAAAACATTTATGGATCTTGAAAAACAAGCTCTTAGATTTAAGCGTGTTTATGGAGACATGTTTACAACTTCAGATCAAACAAATAAAGCACTTGAAGAGGTACAGGCCTTAGCTAAGGGATTTACTAAGTATGGAGTTGCTGTTGCTAAAACTATGGAAATGGCTGCATCTGCTGCAGCGATGGGAAGGACTGGGGCTGATCTTACTGCTCAGGTTGCAGAAGCAACAAGACTTGCAGTTCTTGGTGGTGTTGAACAAGAAGAGGCACTTAAGACAACAATATCTTTAACGGATGCTTTTGGAATTGCTGCAGAAGATTTAACTGGTAAGATAAATTTTCTTAACGCAGTTGAAAACCAGACCATAACAGCTATTGAAGATTTGACTATTGCTGTTCCAAAAGCTGGCCCTGTTGTAAAACAGCTTGGCGGTAGCATAGAAGATCTAGCATTCTTCTTAACCGCTATGCGTGAAGGTGGCATCAATGCATCCGAAGGTGCTAACGCACTTAAGTCTGGTTTGGCATCTTTGATTAATCCATCAGATAAAGCAGCAGCAATGCTTGGCGATTTGGGAATTAACATAAAAGGAATCGTTGAAGGAAATGTTGGAAATCTAAAACAGACAGTAATTGATTTTGCAAATGCATTAGACACTCTTGCCCCACTTGACAGATCAAGGGCAATTGAGCAATTATTTGGTAAGTTCCAGTTTGCACGTTTATCTACTTTATTTGAAAATGTTACTAAAGAAGGCGGGCAGGCGGCAAGAGTGTTGGATCTTGCTGGAAAGTCCATAGAAGAGCTTGCAATCTTGTCAGAGCGAGAACTAGGTGCAATAGAGGACTCTGTAGCAACAGATTTCAAAGAAGCCATAGAGCAATTTAAATTAACTATTGCTCCAATAGGAAAAGAGTTTTTAAAAGCAATAACTCCTGTTGTTAAGTTTTTTGGAGAACTGTTTGAAAAATTTGGCAATCTTAGCGATGGATCTAAAAAGTTTATAGTAATCCTAACAACCCTTATTGGGCTTGTAGGTCCTACCCTGCTTATGACCTTTGGTTTGGTTGCTAACGGTGCAGCAAACATTATTAAAATGTTCTTGTTAATGAGAACTGGATTTTTAAAATTAAGTGGCAATAGTCAGGTTCTTGCTCAACAAACACAATATTTGAATACCGAACAAATGGAAGCGGCTGTAGTTGCTGCGTCTTTGAATCAAGCACACTCAAGGCTTACTCAACAATTTAATATTGAAACAACAGCATTAAATCAACTTAGAAATGCATATATCACAGCCACTGCAGCAGCAGCAAGGTTTGCAGCAGCAAATCCTGGAATGATGATTCGTGGAGCAGGAAAAGTACCAAAGAAGTTTAATTCTGGAACCATGAAAGTTCCAGGGTACAAAAAAGGAACCGACTCAGTACCAGCAATGCTTACACCAGGTGAGGCGGTAATTCCAGAACCCATAGCACAAGATGATAGATTTAAACCACTTGTTGCTGCACTTGTGTCCGGAGAAATAGCAAAGTATGAAACCGGAACAACAAGCGTAGTCTTCGGTGGAAATAAGTATAATGCTAAAACTGCAAAAAGCTCTAAAAGTTTAAGTTTATTCTTAAATGGTCTTGTCAAAAATCCAGACGGAACTCTTACATATAACGATCCAAAGGATCCGTCTCTTACTAAAACTTTTACAAAAGAAAGATTAACACAGGTTCTTGCAAAATATTCTCCAAGAGGAGACTTAACTCTTGATAAAATTAAAAGATCTTTAGAGCTTGGAACATCTTATCAAGGCAAAAGAGGAGCAGGAAAATCATCTGCAGATCCTTACCTTAAAGCACTTGTTCAAAAAGCAAAATATCCAAATGCTTTAGCAGAACAACAAAAGATTGAGTCCACATTAAAACAAAAAGGAATTACTGCAAGTCAGCAGCAATTAAGAAATCTATTTCAGACACAAGCAGCTCACATTGTTCCAGATGTTGATGCAAATGGTAAAAAAATATGGAGAGCAGCAAACATTGTTCCAGATGCAGGCTATATAAATAACTACATGAACACTGCTGGTAAAAATATAGGTAAAGAGCTTCAAGCAATGTCTGATAACGATTTAAAAAAGCTTGGTATTAAAAGATCAGAACTAAACAACAT